ACTGCGGTGGTTATAAACGGATGCCTTATCAGTGGAAGTTCTGGGTCTGTCGCTAAGGCGTATGCGACTGCAACACTGAACGGCGTGCCCGTAAACATTCGACGCCTTGCCGCGTTTTCCGCACAAGTTTCAGCGGCATCCATCCACGATGACATTGCGGGCGCTGTGATCGTGCCGCCCGGTTATGCTATCGCCCTATATGCAGTCATGGGCACCCCGGCTGATGTATCTATCGGTCCTGTGCTGACTTGGGACGAGGTAGCAATCTAGTCCGGTCCTGTAATGCCTCTGAAGCGTTCCCAAAACTGGCCGCGCAAACTCGCTCAACTCATCGGCAGCGCGCGCGAAGTTCCCTTCCAATGGGGACAATTTGACTGTGCTCTCTTCTGCTGTCACTGGGTAAGAGAATTAACCGGAGTCGATCCGGGAGCGGCCTATCGCGGAAAGTATTCAACCGAAGCGGAAGCGCAGGCCATCTTCGGCGCAGACCTTGGAGTCTTCGCGGCCAGCATCGTCCTTCCTCTCGGAGCGGTAGAAGTGCATCCGAACTTTGCCCGGCGCGGCGACATTGTATTTGTGAATAACGGAACTTCTTACGGAGCACTCGGAGTCGTATCCCTCGATGGGCGACATGCGTCCTGTGTCTCAAGCAATGGCGTGGTGAACGTCCACATGCACCGATGGAAAAGAGCTTGGCAAGTCGGCTAGCCCATGTCAAAAACTGCTGAAGAAATAGGGTTGATCGTCGGCGGCATTCTGCTTGTCGGGGCCTCTGCATTTCTCGGACCGCTCGGGCCTCTCGCATGGGGCTTGAGCGGTGTTCAAGCCGGCATGCTGGCTGGTGTGGGCGCGAGCGCGGCACTTAGTGGAGTGGGAATCGCCATTCGCCCGAATCCACCGGGCGTCGGCACCGGCAATTCAATCGGCTTTCAGAATGGCGACTCTCCCCGGCGCGTCATCTATGGACAATTCCAGACCGCTGGTGTCTTGACCTATGCCAGCTTCCCGCCCTCGCAGAACGTCTCAACCACGAATCAATACCTACATGCGATCTACACCTTAACCGGACACGAAATCTCAAGCTTTGATGCAGTGAGCATCAATGGCACGGTTTACAACTTCGCGGCCTCCGATACGCTCGGCGACATCGTTGCTTCGGGAACGCCAAGTTTATGGGCGATAAATCCGCAAGGCGGCGATCCGCTCGATTTCTTCTGGGAGCATATGCATTTCGAGTTCGACTTTGGCAGAAATTTGAATGCACAGCCGTTCTTGGATTTGGCAGCGTCGGATTCAACTTGGACCAGCGCTTGTATTCAGCAGGGCTGCGCGAAAGTTCACGTCCGATTCCGCTATGATTCCGGCATCACCTCGCTATTTCCCTCCGGCCAACTCCCGAACCTTCAATTTCTTGTGACAGGAAAAAAGCTTATCGACTCGCGCATCCCCATCACTTGGCAAGCCGGCCACACCTATGTGAAGTATGAGTACGTTGTCGATGCTGCGAGCCGGGTCTGGGTCCAAACCAACACCTCCGGAGTCAGCGGATTGACTTCGCCCGCATTTTCCGCCTCAAGCTATCCGACCACGGAATCCGACGGCACTTGTAGTTGGACAACCTATGGATACGGCCAAACCCAAATCTCTCAGGGTACGGATGGAGATCCGCAGGGCCATATCGTCAACGGAAGACTGGTCAATAACGCTTGGGCGCCGGGCTCCGGACCTTACCCGACCGACTACATCATCGAAGCCCCGCTCGGCTATTTGCAGATGGCAACGGCCAGCAGTGGAGCCTCGGGCAGTACGGAACCTGCTTTCTCTCTTGCGCTTGGTGGAACAACTACGGACGGCGGCACAACCTGGACCTGCTTAGGACGCTCGTGGCATGCAATCAACCCATCAAATCCGGCGCTCATCGTCAACGATTATCTGCAAGACACCGACGCAGGCTTGGGTGTTCCTGTTTCCCAAATTGACGAGTCCGCAACTTTCTCCGCCGCGAATATCTGCGAAGAGGGAGCCTTAATCATCTGGAACGCTGACGGGACGGTAGTCTATGAAAATCTCTATGACTGCAACGGAATGTTTGACCACTCGTCCAATCGTGGCGACGTGCTCTCCTCTCTGTGTTCTTCCATGGCAGGCTACTGTGTTCCGCCGGGTGACCTCTGGAGAATCTTCGCGGGAAGCTATCAGACACCAACTATTTCTCTGGGCGACGCGGACATGCGCGACGGGATCAAGGGAGATTTTAGACTCTCGAAACGGGAAGTCGCGAACAGCATCAAGGGTAATTACATTCCGAACTACTTACCCTCGAATCCGCCGGCGGGACTCTCGCTAAATCAGGTTCCTCCGATATGGACCTCGCAGAATTTCCCATCCATCCAAGCAAATGGCCTCGCAGGAAAACCAGACTATCTGAACTCAGAAGATGGGGGACAGGTGATCTGGCAGGATATTCAATTGGATTTCGTAACGTCCGTCTGGCAGGCGCAGCGGCTCGCCATGATTACTTTGTTGCGATTGAGATTCCAGCAGACCTTGACGCTTCCATGCAAATTGACGGCCTTTCAATTAGAGGCGGGCGACACATTCAGCTTCACGCATCTACGTTGGGGAATTCTCGCTCAAGTCTTTGAAGTGACGCAGTGGTCGATGGTTCTCGATACAAAAGGCGGATCAGGAGACTCCAAAGATTCTGCTCCGGCGCTGGGCGTGGATATCGTTGCTCGGCAGACCGACCCATCCATTTATGAATTCACTGCGCCGTCGAGTCCAACTGACTTCGGATTTTATTCCCCTTACGGAATCTCGGGTGTGATGACCGGAGTTGAGTAAAGTGGCTAACCGGATAGCGTCCAGTCATGCTCATTTCTGAGGGATGCCGACCGCTATCCGGGGCCGTCCGGACAAGCTCACGCCAAAGATATGGCGGTAGACACTTTCGATGGTACCACTGCGCGATGTAGCGGTACGGCAGCGTCCGGGTGCTGAGCAGTTTCTCGACGCGAATAACCGAGCCGTAGACGACACCATTTAGAAGTTGCTTACATCGGTAGCATTTCTGTCCTTCTGCCAGCCGAATATCGGCCCAAACCTTAAGAAACAATCGAGCCATTTCGCAATTATAATCCCATGAACTCTATCCAACGTCAATTCCTCGACCTCGCTTCCGCGCAAGCCATCAAAGCAAATCACCCCTTCCCGAAGATAGCTGCCTGCGAAGCCGCCCTCGAATCGACATGGGGACATAGCGAACTCGCACGCGAAGCAAACAATCTATTCGGCTGCAAGCAACACTCTCACCCAATCTATGGAACCATGACACTTCCCACGCGAGAATGGCAAGGCTCCGCACTCGATGGCAGATGGATCGCAGTTACTGCGCAATGGGTGAAGTATCCAGACTGGCGCGCATGCTTCGCCGATCGACTCGCCACGCTCGAAAGACTTTCAAACGCTTACCCGCATTACAAAGCAGCTCTCGCAGCCAGAGACCCGCGCACATATATCACGGAAGTTTCGAAGACATGGAGCACTGATCCAAACAGAGCGCTCCACATTTTAGGAATTTACGAAGAGTACATTGTTCCACCGCCCGCGCCCCCAGTCGCGGTCACAACCTAATCCCACCCTTCCCAACTTAACGGAGACTTTCCAAATGAAAAGCTGGACTGCAAAAATGTGGCCGACGTTACTTACTGTGGCGGCCGGTTCCGTCGCTTTCCTGAGCCCGTCTGTACAGGCTTATGCTGGGGCGCACGCGGCATACTCCGTTCCTATTCTGACCGTGTGGGGAATTGCTCTGCACTGGGCAACGTCTCCGAAAGATACGCCGAAAGCCTAACTGGGAATCTTTTCCGTTTTTTCGGCCTTCGATAGCGGCCACGCATGCTCTGAGCAGGCTTCGCAAAGGAACATAAAGTCTTCTAGCGTGACCGTGTGACGACAAGGATTCGCCCAACCCAGTTGCGCATGGCATTCGTAACAGCAAACGGGAAACATCATTTCCATGTCCATCGCAGCAAATTATAGATGAACCCCTCTCAACCCGCCGAACTGAATCCCCACTACATTCTCTGGCTCTCCATTCTCGCAACGGCGGGGCTGGTGCTCATGTGGGGCGCGTTCTGGTTGGCCGTGGTTCGCCGGCAAGAAAGCGTGCGGGATGTTTTGCTGAGTCCCGCATTCTTTCGGACGGTCGTGGTTATGGGAGTCATTGCCGCAACCGTGGTCCTGAGCTTGGCTGACCGCTTAGAGGGAAATGTCACAGGAGCAATCTTGAGCGGCGTTGCTGGGTACGTTCTCGGGCGCCGCACAGAGGAGTAAATAATTGTGAGCTTACCTTCTCATCCCAAAACGTACACGATCACGCGCCGCAGCCGTGGACTGTTTTTCATCTGCGCCAAGTGCAATTACGAGGTTGAGGTTAAGAACGGCCATAATTCGCAACTCCTGGCTCCAGCGCGGCGCACTGCGGCGGCCGCGGCCATGAAGATTCATGTCGAGTGCGAGCACAGGGAAGTCCACATCCCCCTCTATTAACTCCGCATGAAGTCAAAACTTGGACTCGTTGTAGGAATTTTTCTAGCCTTCGTCGGCATGACCATGCTTGTCGCGCTATCCCTCATGGGTCGGTAAAGGATTAAATTTCATGAAACGCTATAGCCTTCTTCTGCTTCCCTTACTCTTGGCCGCCGCATCACTTCTCTCGCTCGCGATCACTGTCCCGGTAACGCTGAAATGGATCAACAATTGCACCGGGGAATGCACATTCAATATCTACCGCGGCTCTCATGGCCAAGCTTCCTGTGTCGGAGTGAAGAACCCAGTTCCCTTTGTCGTGGGAATCTCCAGCACAACGTACACAGACACAACTCCGATTGAAGGCGAAGGACCATTTTCCTACAACGTGGCCGCTGTCAATTCAACCGGGGAAGTGAGTACGTGCGCAGCAGCCGATGTGCAATGCACGCTCAGTTCAAAGGTCTGCAAGATCGGGAAATAATCCATGGACGCCTTCGAGGGTCTCGCAAAGTTTCTACTGGGACGCATGGAGCAATCCATGTTGGCCGCGTGGCTGAAGTTTTTATTCCAGCTTGGATTTAGCGCGGTCGCTTCGTTTCTCTTTTCATGCGGCGGTTTTCTACTCGCTGGGAAGCCCGCAGGAATCTCCATCGGTTTCGGGATGACCTGGGCGGCCTGTTCGATGGTCTACCTGTTTCGCCGTGAACGGTCTAAGCTAACCTCAGGCATGATGGTCGCTCTGCCGGAATCCGAAGCCGAAAAAGAACTGGCAAGCAATTTTCAGATCATCGAAAAAACAGAGGAGAAAAAATAACATGAGCAAATTCGTAAGCGTCTTAGAAACCGTCGGCAAGGATTTTGCAAAGGGCCTCTCGGCTCTCCTGCCATATGCTGAAGGAATGGGCGAAGTCGCAGTCTCGGCTTTCGCGCCCAGCCTCGGACCACTCTTCAACTCAACCGTTGCGGCTGTCGCACTGGCCGAACAGAAAGCCACCGCGCTGGGCAAGCAGTCCGGTAGCGGAGCCTCAAAACTAGCCGATGTCTTGCAGATCATGGAACCCGTCATTTCCAAAGGTCTGGCCGATGCCGGGCAAGCCAGCGACACCGCCGACGTGACCAACTACATCAATTCCGTGGTGACGGTGCTGCACGCAGCCCCGGCTCCGGCTCCGACGCCCGCCGCATAAATTTATAGCGGTCTATGTCCCTCCGGCATAGGATGGATGGCAGTAGTTCATCCCAATGTGGAGGTACGTACCATGATCAAAGGAAAGTTCACTGTCACGGAAAACACACCGCACAACGGCGGCGGCGTAGAAATACAACTCACGCCCGTCTATGACGCCACCCTCAAACCGGACGAAAAGTATTCAAAGTCCACCCACCCAACCGGCATGATCACCCTGATCGTGGACAATCCGCCAGCCGAAAAACTCTTCGTACTGAACAAAACCCTCTGGGTGGACTTCAGTGAACTGGGTATCCACGAAGCGAACAAGGGATTGGAGCGGACTGGATAAGCCTTTCCCCTTCAAATTTGAAGAGAAAGGAGGGCATGGAGAATAGCCAGAGCCGAAATTGAAAAAGCCAGCCTCGCCAGAGACTGGCTCCCGACACATGAACGATTGTTCCCTTGTTTCCAAGAGCGTAGCACAGGAACCGCTTATGTCCTCAGTAATTGAATACGCCAGACTGCCCCTCAGCCCAGCCGAAATTGACGCCATCGCCGACGAGTACCGCAAACTCGAATCCCAGATCGACGAAATCGAGAAAGAGTCGGAAGAGAAAATCCTTCCCAAGCTGACGCGACTAGGGGTATTACGGACGCTGCTTACGGAGCAAGTCCGAAGTTTTGGCTCCGCGCACGCTGAAAAATCTAAAATTTTGCACGGCATCTCCATGGAGATCATGGCGACCTTCGGTATTTCAAGCTCGATCGACGCTGCCGCCGTGGAGACATTCCGCCATGCTCTGGCCAAAGCCAAGCAGACGCGCCTGCTGAAGAAAATCTTTGAGAAGACGGAACGCTGGACCCTACTCGACAATGCAAGCGAAGTGATCCGTTCCACGAAACTCGCCGACTCCCTGCTCGCGCTCTATTCAAAATGCACTGTGAGCGGACCAAGAAAGCCGACGCTGGTCGTCCGGCCCGTGAAAAGGGAAGCTGAGAGCGCCTGAACACCCGTTACCTTCGGCATTCCCCGCCCGCCCGTGCCATGCTTATCTCGCGTTCAAGCAGGGTAAAATACGGGCTGGAGTCGACCGGTCGGCCGATCAGCCGATTCTTTTTAGGCCAGAGGCGGTGGTACAGGGGTGTGCTTCTGACCTCTGGCCCCGCCTCTCCATTCCTTTGTCGAATCAAGCACTTACGGCGGGAGGTTTTGCGCGCGCGCAAAAGTACCCCGGAGAGGGTCCTGTTTACACAGGATCTCCGGAGCCAAGCTTGTTTTGTAGGGGTGTGCTTCTGACTTTGTAAAACCAGACTAATTGTGCTCCCATGTCATGGTCTGTGCAATATTGAACACGGCATCCTAATTCTAACCACCCCTCGTACCACTCTGCCCGCGAGCCTCCCATAGCGCTCGCGGGCTTTTTTCTCGCTCATGAAAGGGTAGTGGGTCAGTAAGATCCTATACTTTTGCTACGCGCGCCTGACAAAAAGCTCCGTGCGCCTAACGGTGGGCCTTTACGTTCGGAAGGGCTACTTGGCTATTCGGCAGCACCAAGTCGGCCTAGTTCTCATTCATCCGCAAAGTTTTTTTTCATTCATAAAATCCATTCATCGCCTCAAAAATGAAAGCCGCTCCCAGAGCGGGTTTTGAGGCCATTTCATTCATAAAATCCATTATTTTTTTCCACAGGTTTCCATTCATAAGCCTGTGGAAATCAGACTGACCCACTACCCATGAAAGCCCCGGTTTCCCTCACCCCAGAAGAACTGCTCGCGGTGCTGGCCAAGGCGAAGGCTCGGCGGGAGCGTGACTTCGTGGCGATCTTGCTAACCTACTGGCACGGGATGCGCGCCTCGGAAACGGTCAATTTGACCGAAGCTGACCTCGAGGGGGGCACGATCGTGGTCCGGCGCGGGAAGGGGTCAAACGCTACGCGCCAGCCGCTCCAGGAGCACGAAAACCCTCTTTTGAACGAAAAAGCTGCAGTCGAGGCTTGGCTGGCCAGTCGACAGGACCGCGGGAAAAAGGGCGGATCGAAAATGCGACAATCTATAGAGACTGTCGCAAATCCGCGCCCAGCACGGCTCTTCCCCATTTCGAGGGGTCAATTCTGGCGGCTGGTCCACGGCTATGCCCTAGCGGTAGGCATCCCGAGGCGCAAGGCGAAGTGCCACATGTTAAAGCACACGATCGCCAAGCACCTGATCCGGTCAGGGCTCCCAATCAACGAAGTCCAGGCTTGGCTCGGCTGGAAGTCGCTCCAGACCGCAAACTGGTATCTCATGGCCGATGAGGACGAATTGGGCGCCAGAGTCGGCCAAGCCATCCGCGGCAAAGACGCCTTCCGTCAGATCCAGCAATCGAAGCTGTTCCCGCCCGAGTAGTTCCCACCCGTTCCACTTCCGTAACAAACTCCGAATTACCTAAGTCATTCAGACTAACCCATTCGCATAGAGAAGTTGCGCCCCATGACTTTGCCTCTCTTGCCATAAACCCGCTCTGGTAGCACACTCTGACGCCATAAGGTGCTGAGCCTCCCCGCTCTGGACGCCTCCTTGTTCTGATTTCGTAACAAACTCAGCCAGTATTCAACATGCATGGAATCTAACCGCCCCACTCCTCTCGTACTTCTGCCACTCACCATCAGTGCGGCGAATTCCCTGTTATCCGCCCCCAGCAAAGAAAATCTAGAGCACACGTCAGGACATATTGACTGTCCGGCGTGCGAGCGGGCGCGTAAGCAGATGCTCGATCCTACGTTCATGGCTGGATTAGGTTTCTCGGAAGCTTCAGGAGTTTGGCTGGACGGCCACTCGCAGCACATCGCGGCCGGATCAGTGAAGGACTATCAAAGCTGCATCAAAGCTCTAACTCCCTTTTTCGCCGCACTCTACCTGAAGCAAATCCACGTCGGACATTTTGAGCAGTATCAGAAAATGAGAATTGCAGGTACCGGAGGCTTAACCAAAGCCGGACCGTCACGAGTGAATCACGAACTGAATACGCTCTCTCAGGTCCTAGGTCGGGCAGGATTGTGGGCTCCGATTGCTCCGTACTATCGACCGCTACGTTTACCGAGGCCAAAGGGCGGACGCGCCTTGACGCCAGAAGAGTCTCACCGATTATTCAGCACCGCGGCCGCGAATCCACGCTGGCATGTGGTCTACTGCTGCGCCCTGATCACAGCCAATACGACGGCGGGGCCGGGGGAAATCAAGCACATGCGGTTGCGCGACGTGGACTTGGCGCTTCCCGCGATCCGCATTGTCGAAGGAATCAAGAACGAATATCGACACCGCACCATTCCCCTCAATAAGCCCGCGCTCTGGGCCGTTCGCTCACTCGTCAAACGTGCCGGGGAAATTGGTGCGACGGAGCCGGAACACTACTTGTTGCCCCATCGTGCGCCAAATGGAGCCAAGGGATTCGACGTAACGCGCCCCGCGACAAGTTGGCGCAAATCATGGCATCTGCTCACCGAAGCCGCCAACCTTCCCGGTCTGCGCTTCTACGATTTGCGCCACGACGCCCTCACATCCCTACTCGCCGACCCAGAAACTTCCGAGCGAACAATCATGGAAATCGCCGGACACATCACAAGAGAAATGCTGGAGCGCTACTCCCATCAGCGAATGAAGACGAAGACGGAAGCAGTCGAACGGCTGGCGGCCAATTCAGAAAAGTTAGCCGGGAGAGCACAGTTGATATTGGTTAAGAAGTGAAGGGATTATGATGGACGCAATGTGCGGCGGCGTGGATGGACACGCGCAGGGCCGAAAGCGCGCGGAAGCGATGGGGTAATCAGAAGGGCCTGCCCATC